CAGAAGAATTCGCGATAGATACGCAGCATCTGTTTCAATATCCGATCCACCTACGATACCGAAGAACGATACATAACCTGGCTCTTCAATTCCAGCTATAGCAGACTGTAGAGTTAGTGAGGCTCCAGACAGCAGATTACTGACAAGTCCGGCTGTCTGTGACGTGATGACGATTGTAGCAAAATCTGACTGAGCAACAATTGTTCCGCTGGCGGCTGCAGGAGTAGACGAAATCTCATACGTGAATGTATTTCTACTCGTAACTGTTACCTTGAACTCTCCGTTGTAATCAGTAGGAGTTGATCCTGAGATTGTTACTTCTATGTTACTGGCAAACCCGTGATTTGCAGATGTTGTTGCTGTTACTATTGATCCAGATCGTACAAGAGTAGAAACCGTAATGGAGTTACTAATAACACTGCCAACTACATCGTTGGTATATATGAACCCATTGCTTGATAAGAATGACGTCAATGCAGGAACGACGGTTCCGACAACACCTGGAAGTACCAGATTTCCGAATCCTCCAGTAGCCTGATTTCGTGTTAGGTTTTCGTATCCGCCCCAGTTTTCTAGGAATTCTCCGTCTGATGTTTGCGGAAATGCCTGCTTCTGAACGTCTCTAACAGTAAGAGTTACGCTATAAGCAAGCGCAGAGCCAGCAGTTACGAAACCTCTAGACCATGATCCATTAATTGTAGGATCAACGCTAGGTAATTGACGTGCCAGCTCAGCTTGACCTTCACTATTAAGATCGATAAACTCTGGATAATTAATTGCCATATGTTTGTCTCCAAATAACTTCGTATTGCTGATTCTTGCCTTCGTTTGTCGTAATCTCAATTAAAACAACGACAGTCCTTGAGCCAGTGTGTGATACCGAAACCGAAACGGCCTTGGCAATATTATCCTCAACCATCCAATTCAATGATTGTTCTGCTGATATTCTTATTTCGTTCTTTATCTCTGTAGTCAGTCTGGCTTGTGAGAACGTCCAAAGCGTAGAGCCCAAACTGCGCCCTATCTCAGACGTTAGTATATCCCCAACGTAGCCGCGCCTCAACCCCGGAGTTGGAATATTAATAGCTCTGGCGTCCGTTAGAAGAGAAACGTTAATAGCTGTGTCAAATCCGACAACACCTGTAAAGTCTCCGTCTGTAATCGTCAGATCGAAATATTCTTCATCTTGCTTTAGCAGCTGAATATCCTGTGACATCTATTGAGGCCCTCCAGTAGTTGATGGGCCGGCCTCTACACCGCCGTGAACATGTCCTGTACCGCTAATACCACCAAACGTCACATTGGTCGTTCCGATTACGGTATTACCTGTAACAACACCTGTTGATGTAGTTATGTTACCGCCGGCAATGATGTTCTGGTCAGTGATGATATCGCCTCCTGTTACAGTTAGTGCGGCCTCTGTTAAGATTGCCGTAGTTCCACCGACTTTTAACTCGATGCTTCCGTCTGTACGTAAGTATACATGACTTTTCGTTATTTGGTTAAATAATCCGCACTCACCAGGAGAAGTATTTTTAAATCTGTTCTTTGGATCGTCAACAATTGCTATTGCGTTGCTCTCTTGACCGTTCTGCGCGAATACAAGAGCCATTCCACCATCTGGAGTATTATGGAAGAACCCGTATGGAGTAACGTCAAGCGCATCCTTCTTTAGACCAAGATAAGATATACCAACCCTGCGGAAGTTATCCGTATCAGTAGTAGCAAGTCCGCGCGCCATTTTAATAAGTTTTTTAATCATCTGATAAATAACGGTTCAGTAGATGGTTTAGATGTTTGTATTCCAGGAGACCGTATTGCGTTGCGATCATCTGAAGAAGTGCTAAGTCTAACCTGATAAGCCTCTGGCGGAACAATAGTAAGGCTCGTTGTTGACCCTCCATAAAGGTCTATATTGAACGATACGCTCTTTATAAGGAATATACCCTGTATCCCTGCGAAGTCATCTGATACTGAAATGAGTGTCCCAAAATCCCATACGGTTCCATCTGGCTGAGCAATTCCTTGCACAGTACACCGGTACTCAGACGCAGATGCCTTACGTAGGTTAGCAACCTCAATCGCAGTCTGCAGTGTTTCACCGTCATCTGATGACTCTGGAGACTGTACCTCTATGTAACGTGACGCTCTTATCTCTGGGTCTATCGCGTCGCCTGATCTGTCTACACCGGGTCCCGAATAATCAGCCTCGTCGTCCGAACCAAAGTTGTCCTGTGATCGCACCCTGTATTTGTTAAATCTTTCTTGGTGATTATAGTCGATTTCCCAGCTAATGACGTTATTCATAGTGCCGTTCTTCTCATTCACAATAGACGTCTGACTGGTTACTCCTCCAGGGCGGTATAGAACCAGGCTTCCAGTTCCATCTGAAATAAGATAAACCTGTTTCTTTCGTGAGAAGTCTATTAGGAATTCAATGCAGTTACGGCCGCTGTCTGAAGTAAATTCTGTATCTTCAGAAAAGTCAGTTAATATACTCCCGTCATGACCAGATGCGTCTATGACAGGTATTGTTGCCCCAAGACTTGAAATCACAAGCTTGCAAAGTGATAATAGTGAAATTGGCCCCATAATGTTCTTTGCAGAATCGGGAACAGAACTATCAATTATGTCGGATGTATTATCTCTTCCTTGAACGCTTACTAATTGGCCACCTTCTGATGATCCTCCGGCTCTAATGCTATCAACGAAACCAGTAATGACAGGAGTGTCATTGAGAAGTATCTGGCATTGGTCACCAGCTTTTACCGGGTACTGCGCAGGCGAAGATATTGTCGAAGTAAATCCGAACACACCGCTTGTCATGTCTATTGATCTTTCGACTTGGGCGTTCTCCCAAAGATCGAAACGTTGTCCATTAATTCTTATTTGAAATTCATTCATGTTCTAAATATCGTTGTTTCACCAAGCAATGCTGTGGCCGGTCTATCAGGATTTAGGGCTCGCAGTTCCATTGATTGAGTTTCCAGTTCACCGGAGTTTTGAAATCCGTCAGAATATTGCCTATACGCCTCGACAAATACTGACGTAGTAGCTCTTAAGGTAATAGTAGTTGTTGTTGTAGTCTTCTGTTTCTTCTGATTTATAACAGATAACGCCGCAAACCGAACATCCTCTACAGAAATTCTAACAGCAGAGTTACTCTGAACTATAAGTATATCATCAGTGGCGTCAAGCATCAAATCTTCATGTGCATTTTCTAACTGCTCAGTAGCGTCGTCTATTTCAGACTGAGTTCCATATTCCCTTGTAGCTGCCACTTCATAGGAAACCAGTAGAGCGTTTAAACGCTGCTGATTTACCATACTAATTCTGTTGTTGTTCCGCTCAATACGTTGTTGCGTTGTTGCTGGCCATACAGGTATACCCTGATCATTAGATATTGCCCGAGATTGACTTTTGAATGTACTTCCTACGCCAAACTTGGTTAGCTCAATCATCCGTGTGAAGCTTGACTTAAGTTGATTGAATCCAGTTGATCCTAGGCTCACACTCTGCCATATACCTTTAGTCGAGCCGTTAACGACAAATAGATCGTTTAAATCACCAATGCGCTGTGTGAGGCTCGCAGACGACCGTGTTATGGTTCTAACCAGTACATCCAAGTCGGCTATTTCAGTTGATGAAATAAAGTCACTAACTGAATCGTTTATGCTGTTTGCCGTAGTACTAATGTCTGAAGCAAGTGTATCTATGTTAAATCCTGTTTTTGGAACGACATATGCAGTATTGTCGGCTATAAGTCCGCGTGATCTATCGGCTAGGCTGTAGACCATAGGGGTGTCTACTTTTGCTACTGAAGGACCTGCAGACGGCCTTCCAGTTGCGAATTTAAGCTTGTAGCTTATCTCGCCTATGGAAGTCTGGGCTGCACGCTTTTCGTATTGTAACGCCTTTACTTTGAAGGTACCAAGCGACGGCATTGTGAGAAGTGCTTCACCTTCAAGGTCTAGGGCCGCCTCTAGCTGACGAGCACGCGATAGAAAATCAAGTCCATGTACAAACGCATCTATAGTGAAGTTTGGACTACGTTTGCCAAGGTCCTCTACAAATCTATCAGGTGAGTTCACATATTCGTGAAGAACGATCTTACGACCTGAGCTATCCTGTGCTTCGCTGCGCACATTGAAAGATACGCCTCTAAAAGATGCGGATAACAGCTGCTGGGTAAGTGCGTCACTCATTGTGTGTCAATTTCCATATTGTATCTAATGATAATTCTAACAATTACTGTTAGTTAAGTATCTTAACGTTATTGCCTCTGCTCATGTCAAAGTGTGTGTTGCGCATCTTGAGCCCTTTTGACAACTCGACGTTAATTACTCCGTTCATAGTCGCAGGGTTATCTCCTCCTCCACCACGATTTGAGATTGCTGCTCCTGCATTCTGACCAGCCGCCTCTGGAATACTTGTCTTACTTTGTGTAACTTTTTGAATGATATCGTCTGGCTGACCGAAATCCAAAGCATTAGAAATAATACCAGCAACAGTCATAAGTTGATCGACAAAAGGTGAGAAAAAGCCAAGTATGCTATTCACAAAAGACTTAACCCATGTGCTAAATGACGACCATCCAGTCTTAACACTATCCCACATTGAGCTAATTTTATCAGCTGCTATTGATAATGATGCTGCTATGACGAACCATAGACCTTCGAACCATGCAGCGATAGGGTCCCAGTTTTTATATATAGTGTAGGCGAGAGATGCTATGACTGCCGCTATAGCTATAAACGGAGCCATAGTTACTAATAAGGCACCGAAACCTACGGTTAAGCCTACTATTGCTCCAGTAAGGACCGGAATACCGAATGAAATTGCAGCGATCACCAAACCTAACCCTGCCAGTCCTATTACCAGCGGTCCAACTACAGCTAATCCTGCGACTAAATAACCAACCCATTTTGATATTTCTGGGTTTGTAGCAACCCATTTTTCAAGCCAAACAGATCCCCTACCTAGATATTCTGATACTTTTTTAAGTATATCTCCAAGGCCGAAAATATTATTTATAATTTTTCCAACAACTGCTCCGAAATCGATAACGTTATCTGTCATAGTTGACCACCGACCAGACAGAGTTTTCGACATCTTCTCCATTTGATCTTCGTACATTCCGCCTTCTTGAGACATCGACGCAAACGCCTTAGCAAACATTTCAAAGCTTATCTTGCCCTTACTAACCATTTTATCGAATCTTTTGCCAGATTTACCAGTGAGTTTTTCTAGCGCAATCTGGATACCAACACCTTTTTCTGCTAACTGCATCATCTCTTCAGATTGTAGCCGTCCTTTAGCCTTAACCTGGCCGTAAACCATACCGATCTCAGACATTGATTTGTTTGCGCCTGCAGCAACGTTACCAACCCTTTTAAGAACCTCAGCGATATCTTCACTAGCCACACCAAAGCCCAGCATCATACGCGTTGTTTCTGCTATTCCAGCAAGCTTGAATGGAGTTGTCGTTGAGAATTGACGCAATTGCGCCACTAGAGCGTTAGCCTTAGACGTTGAACCTAACATCGCTCCAAAGCTGGTAGTCATATCTTCAATTCTAGAGTACGCGACAAGAGACGCCGTACCTAACGCCACAATTCCTACTGTTACATACTTTGTTATTGATTGTCCGACGGCCTTAGCCTTTTGACTAAAGTCCTTTAATTTCTTTGATGCACGCGCTATTCCAGCAGCAATCTTCTTCCAGGTATTACTATTACCTAGTTTTTCAGTTACCTTTTTTACACGTTCGGTGAGGTTGCGCAGTTTGCCTAACTGTCGCGAGAACCTATCATGTACGGTATAAATATATTCAACGTTAAATGAGATTAGAATTCTCCTGAGATTGAGTTATACCGTAATGATAGGCTAAATAGAGCGATGTTACAAATAATTTCTTATAACAGTTGTTATGTATTTTCTTTTTTTATTCTACTCTGTATATTACTGATTTCTTTTGTTACAATTAATTGCTCGAAGACGGTCATAGATAAAGCTTCTTTTATACTAACCGCACCGTCTGCCGAGAAGGCTATCCTGGTCGCGGTCTTTATTTCTTCATCATATCCCCGAGATAACCGATACCAAAAAAAGATACATATGCCACTGCCAGCTTCTTCTGCTCCTGATAGTCAAGCTGTTCCCAGTGAACGTCACGGAAGGCGTAGTTTCCTTGAACTTTAATCAATGGGTGACGTGTCTGTGTTGTGACTGCTCTTTCGAAGCAATCCATAAATAATTCAGATTTCTCCATATCGCCAGACATAGCAAAAGCAACCGTCAACATTTCAGACATGCTTTCTACGCCGTCGGAGAATTCATCTTCACCGACTTCATCGAATTCCTTCTGAACTGCTGTTGGAGTTGGAGTTGACTTAGTAGCAGCGTTCTTACCTAAAGATATTAGAACGCTGTCCACTACGAATGCGACCTTGCGCATTGTCTTTGCGTGCTCTCCACGGCTCTCATAACAAGTAAGAAATGTTGATTCAACTTGAGACCCATTGTCTGAGTATTTTATTGGGTTCTTAAGCTGAAACTCCATTTCCCCTTCGATATGAGAACCGGATACTGTTTTAGATGTAGTGTTAGTCATTTATTTGCCCTTATATAAAAGATATATTGTAGATATTAACCAAGCCCTGAAGGATTTCCTTTGAATTCCAAAGCAACAACGCCGTCGCTAGACTTTTCTTTCTCAGGATCGTTAACCAGTGAAGCTGTTTCAAAGGTTTCTGAAGAAGTGCTGCCATCAGCAAAGACTTCGATTAGTGAAATAACGTTTCCACCGATGTTGTCTTTCCATCCGCGAAATGAGCGTTCTAGCTCAGGAGTTGGATATACTGAGAATTCACAAGAGCCGATTTTGCTTTCTGCATTGCTCGTGTGAACGGTTATGATGGAGTTACCACCGGCAGAGGCGGCGCGAACGTTAGTTTCGCCGTCTCCGCTCATTGTCTTAACTGTATTGGGAACGATTGAGATAGTAATATCGTTAATTCTTACAGTTGGGTTTGCAAACGCTTGTGCCATGCTTTAGTTCCTTACAGTGTGATCTGAAGGCCGGTTTGTCCGACGGTGAAGCTCAGATAAAGATTATAGTTGATTGTACCAATTTGTGTAACGATTGGCAATGGTCCACCGATATCAACTGTGCGAGTTGCGAGATTAACTGTTACAGTAGTGTTATCACGGAAGAATGCAGCTGCTGTTGATCCAGCCTGGACTAGAGCACTCTGAGCAAGCAACGTGTAAACCTGGATAAGCTGTTCTTTAATGGACGCAGCATTTTCGATTGAACGACCTGCAATCAAGTCACCTTCTGTCAAACGGCTCTGAGCATACTTAGCTTTCAAGACATTGAAGAAGATTTCGCGACAAACAGAACCCGTATCAACGTAGTTCAGATAAAGGAAGCTAGCGTTAGCGTTTCCAGCAGCATCAGTAGTGCGAGTAGTAACAACGTCACCCATGATCATGAAGTTTCCAGCACGATTAACACCGTATGTAGAGAAACCATCGTCACGCAAGTTAACCTGTTCAGTGTTTGTGTACTGTTGGGTTGCGAGCGTAACAGGTGTGTCTGCAAGTGGTGTGTTATGCAGTGCTAGAGAGGCCAAGGAAGGTCCACCAGTTGCATCAAGAGTTGCAGGAGAGATTAACAGGTCAGCAATCTGAGCGCCGCTAGTGAGGCGTTTAGCGCGGATACCCATGAATGCTGCGAGTGTCCAGTCAGCTGGCTGTAGGATTACAGGGCCGAACTTAGGGGCTGCTGCAACAACACTGTTACCAGCAATAACAAGGCTCTGTGAATTCCGAGGAGCAACAAAGCTAGTTGCGTTAGCAAACGTAGCACTGTGACCAGTGAAGACAACGCCGTCGATTACAGTGTTAGATGCGTTAAAGCGGGCATCAAACAAATCTGTAGGAACGTCTAGGTCACCCTGCCAGTTTTCGGGCCAGGACAAACCAGTGTAACGAATTCCTTCGATTGCATCTAGAGAGTCAGTAAGAACCGGATCAGTAGTTCCACCTGCAAAGGCAGTAGGTGCTACTGTAAGACCTGCAGTGGATGATACGGCTGAGATACCGTAATGGTTTCCTACTGTACCATGGTCGCTAGCAGTTACAGTTACAGTTCCGGCTGCGTTGACAGAGCTGAATGTAGGAGTAGTTAGGTTAGATAGAGCAGCTGCCACTAAGTCCGCAGCGTCTGTGGCTGAGGTTCCAGATGGAATAGCAACTGTAACACCAAATTTATCGGTATCGCAGATATCAATACGTACTGTACCGGCTGCTGTAGCCGCTCCAGCGAAGACTGCTGTTG